TACAGAGAACAGATACTGTAGCTTTATCGACTCCTGTTAATACTACTGTTAGAATTAGTGGTGGTGCAGGCGGATTAAATAGTGGAAATATTGATCAAGTATCGGTTTATAATAGAGCTTTAACATCTACAGAAGTAAAACAGAATTATAATTCACATAAACATAGGTATATTTAAGGAGAAATTAAATGTTATATGAAAAAAGAAAATTTGTAATTTTTGATGTTGAAGAAATAGATTCAATAAATTTTAATCAAGTATTACAAACATCAGCAGAAACTTTACGAAAATCTACTGATGAAACAAAAACATTTATAAAGTATGATACTTTATCACCACGGGAAGAAGAACTTTGGACACAAGAAGCTATTGATGCTCAGCCTTTAGGTCCAGAAGAAGAAGAAACAAATATTGAAGTTGGTTCAGTTAGAATTCCAGAAATAACTGGAAATGAAGTACCATCATCTATAGCAGCTTTAATAACAAAAAGTCAAATTTATAATTATACTGAAATGCTTGAAATTTTATCGGGTTCAGCTTGGGTAGTAGATTCTATGCCGGTAGATGAAAATAATCCAGATGCTAAAGTTTTTCAGTAATATTATGTTATATAAATAGTTAAGTACGATAAAAAACATTATGAGGAAAATAAATTATGGAAAATATTAAATTAGAAGATGAACAGATTAGAGATTTAAATATTTTATTAAATCAAGCTCAAGAGTTTAATATTAAACTTGATGTATATAAAAAAGCTGCTACAGATGTTCAAGAACAAGCAGAAGCTAAAATGACTGAATTGCGGGATTATTATGATTTGAATGGTCAAGCATTTCAGTATAATCCTCAAGCAGGAGAATTAGTGATAGTAGAAGAAGAAGCAACAGGAGAAGAAGAAATTTCTACTGTAGATGTAATAAATGAAGAAGAAGTAGAAGAACCGGCTAAAAAAAGGAAACGAGGCCGTTCTAGAAAAAAAGCGATTGAAGTTTAAAATGTAAAAAGGATATTTATGTCGGTACAGTCAAAACAAAATTTAATAGATTATGTTAAAAGACGATTGGGTGATGGAGTAGTTGATATTAACGTTTCAGATGCTCAAGTTTCTGATCGTATAGATGATGCTTTGCAAAAATATTCAAGCTATCATTACGATGGTATAGAACGTTTTTATTTAAAACATACAGTTACACAAACTGATATAGATAATAATTATCTTCCTGTAAATGATCCTATTGTTGGTGTTAGTAGAGTTTTGCCTATTAGTAAAAACTCTACTAACATGTTTGATTTATCTTATCAAATGAGATTAAATGATATTCATAACTTAGCATCTAATCAACTAGTAAGTTATTATATGGCTGAATCTCATTTGAATACAATAGATTATATTTTAGGAAATGAAATAATTTTTGAATTTCGTAAACATACAGATAAATTACATTTAATTATTGATTGGGAAAATGATATTAAAGTTGATGATGTGGTTGTTGTTGAATGTTATCAGAAATTAGATCCAGATTCTAATATAGGAATATATGATGATTCTTGGTTGAAATCGTATTCGACATCTTTAGTTAAAAGACAATGGGGACAAAATTTAAGTAAATTTGATGGAATGACTCTTCCTGGTGGTTTGACATATAATGGGAGAGCTATTTTAGATGAAGCTGATAGAGAAATTGAACAATTAGAGGAAACTATAAGAACAACATATGAATCTCCACCTCAATTTTATATAGGATAATATTATGGCTACAAATCCTTTCTTCACTCATAATTCTCCTAATGTAACTGAACAAAATTTATTAGAATCTCTTGTTATTGAATCTATACAGACAATGGGTTATGATGTTTATTATCTTCCCAGGGAAGAACAAAATATTGATACTATTTTTGAAGATGCTGCAACTACTTCTTTTACTAAAGCATATCAAATCGAAACAGTGATGGCTAATTGGGATTCTGGTTTTGATGGAATGGATCTTGTTAGTAGATTTGGATTAGAAATAGAAGATTCAGCAGAATATATTTTTTCTGTTAAAAGATTTACTGAAGTAACTGGAATGGCTAGTCCTCTTGAAGGAGATTTAATTTATCTTCCTGTAGCAAATAATTTAATGGAAATAAGATTTGTTGAAGATCAGGTTCCTTTCTTTCAGCTTGGTATGCAGTATACTTGGCGTTGTGATTGTCAATTATTTCGTTATAGTTATGAAGAAGTTGATATTGATGATGGTACAGTTCCAGTTGAAGTAGAAACGCAAATTGAATCTATAACTAGTTTAACAGATGAGGATACAACACAACAAAATGAAGAATTTCAAACTGAAGGTGCAGGTGTTGTTGATTTCAGTGAAACTAATCCATTCGGGACTTACTAATGTTTGATAGTTCAGAATATCATCAATCAATAAGAAAATTAGTTGTTGCTTTTGGAACAATGTTTAATAATGTTAGAATTTCGGTAGAGGGAAATGTTATAGTTATTCCGTTATCTTATTCACCTAGACAAAGATTTATGACTAAAGTTAGACAGGCACAATCCGGAAATGCTGAAATAGGTCTTACTCTTCCGAGAATGGCTTTTGAATTATCAAATATAAGTTATGATGCACAAAGGAAATTAAATTCGTTGACTCCAATGTGGATATCTCATGATACTGGAATAGAAACAGCACAGATTCAATATCAAAGGGTTCCATATAATATAGATATATCTTTATATGCTATAGTACGAGAAACAGAAGAAGGATTACAATTAGTTGAATCGATACTTCCTTATTTTACTCCAGAATTAAATATTTCTATTAATGATGTTGTTAAACATGATATTCCTTTAACATTAAACAGTACTAGTTTTCAAGATGATTATGAAGGTACTTTAGCAGGAACTCAGGCCAGAGCTATAACATGGAGTTTTGATTTTACTGCTAAAACATATTTATATTATCCAGCTAGAAGTGCAAAATATATTTCTGGTTCTCTTATAGATTTTAAGTTAATAGATGAGGATAATCCACACGGCTTAGATGGTAACCCAATATGAAAAATGTAGAAGATCAATTGGATGATGCTTTAGATTTAGCTAAAGATTTTTTATCTACTGACAAATCAGATTTGGTTAAAATAGAAGTAGAACCAAAAATAATAGAAGAAATTTCTTCTAATAGAGAAGATGATATAGAAGAAGATTATAAAAGTAGTAGAAAAAATATATATGATTTAATGAATAAAGGATATAAAGCATTAGATGGAATATTAGAATTAGCTGAAGATGATGAAAGTGCTAGAACTTATGAAGTAGCAGGACAAATGTTAAAAACTATGTCAGAGTTGAATAAAGATGCAATAGAATTACAAACAAGATTAGAAGAATTAAAACAGATAGAGAGTAATACTACGAAAAATGTTACGAATAATGCTGTATTTATTGGTAGTACAGCAGAATTACAAAAATTGATAAAAGGTGAAAAAGATAATGTCTAATAGAATTAATGTAAGATATGATGTAGAACAAGGTGAAAATATAGAAAAAGCAATTTCAAAATTTAATGAAATAGTTAATAATGATGGAATTATTAAAAAAATCAATGAGAAAAAATATTATATAAAACCGAGTGAAAAAAGACATCATAAAAATCAAAAAATGAAAAGAGAACTGTTTATAGAAAAATTAAAATTAAATAAAAAAAGAAAAACATATGCAATATAATCGTTCTGTTAATTATAATAATAATCCATTATTAAAAAAAGCTAATATATCTTTAGATTTTACACAGGATCAAATTGAAGAATATTTAAAATGTTCTGAAGATCCTGTGTATTTTATTAAAAATTATATACAAATCATTCATGTTGATAAGGGTTTGGTACCATTTGATTTATATGATTTTCAAGAAGATATGGTAGATAGATTTCATAATAATAGATTTGTTATTTGTAAAATGCCAAGACAGACTGGTAAATCTACAACTATTATAGCTTTTTTATTGCATTATTGTTTATTTAATCCAAACGTGAAAGTTGCCATTTTGGCTAATAAAGGTAATACAGCTAGAGAATTATTAGGAAGACTTCAATTAGCATATGAACATCTTCCTTTGTGGTTACAGCATGGAATATTAATTTGGAATAAAGGAGATATACAATTAGAAAATGGTAGTTCTATTATTGCTGCTTCTACTTCTGCTAGTGCTATTCGTGGCGGATCTTTTAATATCATCTTTCTTGATGAATTTGCGTTTGTCCCAAATAACATCGCAGCAGATTTTTTCCAGTCTGTTTATCCGACTATTTCTTCTGGTACTAGTACTAAAGTCTTTATTGTTTCAACTCCCAATGGGATGAATCAATTTTATAAAATGTGGACAGATGCTGAAGAAGGAAGAAATGATTATATTCCAATAGATGTACATTGGAGTCAAGTTCCCGGTAGAGATATTGAATGGAAAGAGCAAACAATAAGAAATACTAGTGAAGATCAATTTAAAGTAGAATTTGAAACAGAATTTATAGGTTCTGCAAATACTTTATTATCACCTTCTAAATTACGTTCATTAGTATTTAAGCCTCCGTTACAGAAAATGGATGGTTATGAAGTATGGGAAATGCCACAACAAAACAGAATTTATATTTTAATAGCAGATGTGGCTAGAGGAGTTGGAAAAGATTATTCTGCTTTTTCTGTTATTGATACAACAGATGCTCCTTTTAAAATGGTTGCTAGATTTAGAGATAATGAAATTTCTCCATTATTATATCCTACTACTATAGAAAAAGTAGCAATTATATATAATAATGCGTGGATTTTAATAGAGTCTAATGATGTGGGAGGTCAAGTTGCAGATATTTTATATCATGATTTAGAATATGAAAATATATTTTCATCAGTGATTAAAGGTAGAGCAGGACAAGTAGTTTCTGCTGGTTTTAGTGGTACTTCTTCATTAGGAATAAAAACTACTAATCAAGTAAAAAGAATAGGTTGTCAAATATTAAAAAATTTAATAGAAGAGGATAAATTACTTATAAATGATTTTGAAACTATTTCTGAATTGACAACATTTGTTTCAAAGGGAAATAATTTTACAGCCGATGAGGGTTGTCATGATGATTTAGTAATGACATTAGTTTTATATTCTTGGTTATCAAATCAAAGATATTTTAAAGATTTATTGGATCGTGATATTAGAATGGAATTGTATAAAGAAAAAATTAAAATAATAGAAGAAAGTTTAATACCGTTTGGTTTTATAGAAACGGGATTAGAGGAAGAAATTACAATAGATAATGAAGGCAACATGTGGTCACAAGAAGTTAGAAGATGGGATGTGGAAGAAGTAATTCCTAGTAATCTAGAAGATCAAATTTTTATAAATAATATGTGATAGCAAGAATAATAAAAGTTATTGGTATTACGTTTTTGAAATAAATATAAAAGGAGAAAATAAAATGGCTATTACACAACTTAGTCCTGGTGTTGCTGTTACGGAAACTGATTTAACTAATGTAACTCCAGCAATCGACCCGGCTGATGCGGCATTTGCTGCGGCGTTCACATGGGGTCCTGATGACGCTATTACGGAAATCAATTCAGCAAATGAGTTGGCTTCTACGTTTGGAGAGCCAGATTCTGACACAGCAGCTAATTGGTTTACTGCTGCTAGTTTTCTAGCTTATGCAGGTTCATTGCTAGTTATTAGAACAGTTGGAACAGCGGCTGCTAAAGCTAAAGATAGTGGATCTAAAATCGAGGCATCATATTACGGATCAAGAGGTAATCGAATCACTGTGAGTGTTTTGGATACTGCAGATTTTGCTTCTGGTTCTTTACACACACATGCTAATCTTTTTGATTCTTCCCCGACGGGAGTGGGTGAATTGCATGTTGTTGTTTCTGATAGTACTGATGGTGTTTTGGAAACATTTCAATTTGTAAATTCGACAGAAGGACATAAAGCTGCTTCTGGTGCTTCTGATTATATTGATGATGTTCTTACTAATTCTTCATCATATGTTAATTCTATTGCAACTGCTTCTAGTGGTTCTTCAACTATTACAGCAGCCGAATATGCTTTAGTAGGTGGTGTCGATGATGATGATACTGATTCAACAAATGCTGTTGATCAAGTTGTAGCTGCATTTAATGTAGTTGCTGATGGTGATGGTAGTATTGATTATGCTGCTGGTCCTCCAGCAACAGGTACTGTCATTGGTGCAACTGATGCTGCAGCCCTAACAACAGGAACAGCAGTAGGAAATGTTATTTCTGCTTCTGCTGGTGCTGGCACTACAATTGATATAGTTACTACAGCCGCTGAAGTTGCTACTGCTGGTGGTAATCATTCTACAAAACGTCTAGATGGTTATGCTCTAGTAGAAGACCCAGAAGCTGTTGATATTGCATTGACATTTGCTGGTGCAGATGAAGACGGTGCTATTGCTACTGGTCTTACTGCTATTGCTGAATCTCGTACTGATTGTGTAGCTTTTGCATCTGCTCCATTGAGCGTTGTTGCTGCTGCTGGTACAGCTACAGCTATTGCTGATGCTGTTGTTGCTAGTTCATGGAAAGGCGCTATGCCTGACAGTTCTTTCTTAGTGCTGGATTCTGGTTATAAATCTATGTATGATCGTTATAATGATGAATTTGTTAATGTTCCATTAAACGGTGATATTGCTGGTCTTTGTGTATTTACAGATGCAGCCGCTGATCCGTGGTTCTCGCCAGCTGGTTTGAATCGTGGTTCTATTAAAAATGTTGTAAATTTGATTTTTAGTCCGACTAAACCTGCCCGTGATACACTTTATAAAGCGGGTGTAAATCCTGTGTCTTCATTTACAGGTCAAGGTACAGTGCTATTTGGTGATAAAACACATCAAAGTCGTCCAAGTTCTTTTGATAGAATTAATGTTCGTCGTTTGATGATTCACATTGAAAAGCAAGTTGGTAGGGCAGCTAGAAGTCTGTTATTTGAATTTAATGATGAGTTTACCAGAGCATCTTTTGTTAATATGGTTACTCCTACATTACGTCAAATTCAGGGTCGTCGTGGTATTCAGGATTTCTTGGTAATTTGTGATACTTCAAATAATACAACAGCAGTTGTTGAAGCAAATCAATTTGTTGGTTCAGTCTTGATTAAACCTAATTATTCGGTTAACTTTATTCAATTGAACTTCGTTGCTGTTAGAACAGGTGTTGCTTTCAGTGAGATCGTTCTGTAATATATAAATACAACAAAAGGAGAAAGAAGAAATGAATTTAAATAGTTTTACTTCAGCATTGAATAAAGCGAGATTGGGTGCAAGACCAAACTTGTTTCAAGTAGAAATTGCTGATCCTGATTTGGTAGGAATGGCAAGTGAAGAATTTAGATTTATGTGCCAATCTGGTCAGATTCCATCTTCGACTATTGGAATTATTGAAGTTCCTTATATGGGTCGTACATTGAAAATTCCTGGAAACAGAACATTTGAGGAATGGACAACTACGATTACTAATACAGAAACTTGGGCTTCAAGAGTTGCTATTGAAGATTGGATGGCTAAAATGAATGGTCATGCTGCAAACGTGTCATCATTTGATAATCTAACAAATATGACTACAGATTTAACTGTTACTCACTTCGGATCTGGTGGAGAAGGTGAGGATGCTTTGATGGAAGAAGCAAAGTTTGGTACAGCAGACCAAAACGCTCCGGTTATTGCTAAGTATAAATTAATACAAGCATGGCCAAGCTCCCTTAGTGCTATTGATTTGGCTTGGGATTCAAATGATACGTTAGAAACATTTGATATTACATGGCAATATCAATATTGGGTTAGAACAACAGGAGTCATAAAATAATATTAAACAATATAATAATATGGCTGGTGTTAATAGCATCAGCCATATTTAAAAAATAAATTATGCAACAACAAAGAAAACTTTTCGGTATACCTATATTCAAAAAGAAAGATAAAGTTAAATCTTTTGCTCCTCCTACGAGTGAAGACGGTTCCTTAACTATATCTCCTGCAGTAGGAGCTTCATACGGAACATATTTAGATCTATCAGGAAAAGTTAAGAATGAAATAGATTTAATAACAAAATATAGGGAAATGACATTATATCCAGAAGTGGATTCTGCTATAGATGATATAGTAAATGAAGCTATTGTATATGATGATGCTGAACCGATAATAGATGTTAATTTAGATAAAATTAACATTATAGATGAAAAAAAGAAAAAAACAATACAAAAAGAATTTCAAAATATATTAACAATTTTAGATTTTTCACGTAAAGGACATGATATTTTTAGAAGATGGTATACTGATGGAAGATTATACTATCATATTATAGTAGATGAAAAAAGTAAGAAAAAAGGAATCAAAGAACTTAGACAATTAGATCCAAGAAAAGTTAGAAAAATAAGAGAATTGGGAAAAAAGAAAGCTGAACCACAAGCACCATCACAAGATAATAAAGTAGTTCCAACTGAAGTGGTAGAATATTACGTATATAATCAGAAAGATATACAAGAAAATACATCACAAACACAAGGTGTAAAAATTCATCCGGATTCAATCGCTCATATAGTTTCTGGATTATATGATCATAAAAAAAGTTTAGTATTGAGTCATCTTCATAAAGCTATTAAACCTCTCAATCAAGTAAGAATGTTAGAAGATGCAGTAGTAATATACAGATTAGCTAGAGCTCCAGAAAGAAGAATTTTTTATATTGATGTTGGTAATTTACCTAAAGTGAAAGCAGAACAATATTTAAAAGAAACAATGTCAAGATATAAACATAAAATTGTTTATGATGCTAGTTCAGGAGAAATAAAAGATCAAACAAATAATATGAGTATGTTGGAAGATTATTGGCTTCCAAGAAGAGAAGGTGGAAGAGGAACAGAAATTCAAACATTACCGGGTGGACAAAATTTATCACAGATAGAAGATGTTACATATTTTCAAAAGAAATTATATAAGTCTTTGAATGTTCCTGTTTCTAGACTTGAACAAGAAAATGGTTTTTCATTGGGAAGAGCATCAGAAATAACTAGAGATGAATTAAAATTTTCAAGATTTATTTTCCGAATGCGTACTAAGTTTAATGAGTTATTTAATACTTTATTAAAATCTCAATTAGTGTTAAAGGGAATTATTAAAGAAGAAGATTGGAATGTGATTCAAGAAAATATATACTATAAGTATGTAGAAGACTCATATTACAGAGAAACAAAAGAAAATGAAATTTTAACTAATAGATTAATGTTAATGCGAGATGCTACATCATATCCTACATATATTTCACAAGAATATGTATGGAGAAAAGTTATGCATATGAGTCAAATGGAAATGGATGATATGAAAGCACAACTGGAAAAAGAAAAGACTGTAGCTCCACAAGAAGATCCTAATGCACAACAACAAAGTTGGCAATATGAACCTGAAGGTGATATAATATCTGAAGAATCTGTAGTTGATCAATTGATGAAGAAACTAAATGTTGAAGATGATAGTGTGAATGAAGTTTTATATAAAATGTTAGATAATGTTAATGGAGACGGTCATCAAGAATTGTTAGATATGATGTCAACAGATACAGCAAAAACATATTTAGAAAATATAGCAGAGGAGTTGTAGCATGAAATATGATGAAAAATTGGATCAAGCAAAAATTCTTGCTGCAAGTTTAGCTTTTTTGAAAAAGGAAGTTAATAAGTTAGAAAATAGACTCAATGAAAATATTTCTGGTATTAGTGGACCAGAAGGAGAAAGGGGTCCAAGAGGTTGGAGAGGACAGTTAGGAGAAGAAGGCCCTGAAGGCTTACAAGGAATTCAAGGTGAACAAGGAGAAGAGGGTAATAAAGGAGAAATGGGTGAAGAAGGATTGATGGGATTAACAGGTCCACAAGGAGAAATGGGTTTACTTGGAGAACAGGGTGAACAAGGTATTCAAGGTTCTCAAGGTATTCAAGGGGAACGTGGAGAACCATTTACGTTTGATAATTTTACTATTGATCAATTTGAATCATTAAGGGGTCCAATGGGAATGCCGGGGGTTAAAGGATTAATTGGTGAACAGGGTATTCAAGGAGAACAAGGAGAACAAGGATCTTTAGGTGATATCGGAAAAAGAGGACTCAAAGGAGCTAAAGGAAATATTGGTCCTCAAGGAGAACGTGGAATACAAGGACCGAATGGTGAACAAGGTATTCAAGGAGAACAGGGTCCAAAAGGTTTAAGAGGTCCAGCTGGAAAAATGGATTTATCTGAAGAATCAAAGATTCAACTTGATAGTATTATGAATAAAGATGCTATCAAACAAGAATTATTGGAAGAGATGGAAGAAATGAAAGAAGGGCTTTTTGATTATGTGTCAAAAAGCTTTAATAATATTAACAAAGCAATTGTTTCTATGGGTTTAGATTCTATTGCAGGTGGTGGTGAAACTAAATTTGCAGGTTTAGATGATGTAGATACTGAAAATTTAGTTCAGGGAGCTATTCCTACTTATGATGCAACTGCAGGAAAATTTATTCTAGATGAAAGATCTGTTATAGATGCAAGTACATTGTTAAGTATGACAGATGTTGATGCTAGTCAATTGTCTGATAGATCAATGTTAATGTGGGATGCTTCTTCTAATAAATTTATACTCGGTCAAGATCCAGCCACAGATGTAGATGCTGCTGGTGATCCTATTGATGTTGATGATATGATGAGTGCCTTTACTTATGATGATGAAGGTAATATAGTTATCAGAGATCTGTCACTAGAAGGTATAGAGATAGCTGGTGGAGACATTTAAAGAGGAGAAATAAAAATGGAAGAAAAAGAAAATACTTATCAAAATTTATTAAATATTGTATCTGCTGCAAATTCTGAAGATGCAACATCTCTTTATAATAATATATCTAAAGAGATGGCTGATAGAATTCATCAAGAATTAGAAACTAAAAAAATTGAGATTGCTGCCGATATGGTTACTAAAGGTCAATTGACTGAATATGGTATGGAAGGATATGGTAGTTATGAAGATTTGGATGATACCAAAGACTCTGGTGAAGGATTCAAGCATATGCGTGATAATGAATTGCGTATGAAATATGGTATTGAACAAGGTGAAAATATTGATTTGGAATTTCTTCAAACAGTAGAACGGTTAGTTGGTCGAGAAATTGCTATGAAAATCGCAGAATTACCAGCAAATATGAGAGAAAAATTCTTTCAAGCTTTCATTAAGGCTTTGGGACAAGATACATGGGATGATGCTTATGGTATGTTGGGTATGGTTGATGCTAGTGAAGCTAGAGATGCTATTGATTCTGCTCTAAAGGAACTTCGTCTTAATTAGATTTAAGGAGTAAATAATGAAATTAAAAGATATTGTATATGCGGCTATGACTAAAGATTATTCTACAGCTAACAATATCTTTGGGTCTGAATTAGTATCTAGAATTGAAACTAAATTAGAAGAAAGAAAAATATCTTTGGTTCAAGAAAATTTTGTGATAGATGCTATGGCTAAAGATCCATTTAAGGCTGCTGCTATTATAGGTACTGCTGCTTATTCAATAGGAAAGGCGGGAATTAGTGCATATGGAAATTATGCTAAAACAA